GAAACGTAAGATACAAAGCTAGAGAAAGATACAGATTTGGTGTATCTGACTACAGAGGTATCTTTGGTGTTGAAGGTGCGTAATACTTAATCTACGAAAATTTGAGGCGGGACACAATCCCGCCTCATTTAAAAGATAGAAAGAATAATGAAGAAAATTCTAGTAAAAATCTGGGCTTATGATCACTTTGGTGAGTTCATTGTTAAGTGTGAAGATAACCCAGCCTCACTAGAAAAAGCTATACTTGACAAGTTGGGAGAAAAAAGTATAGTTTGGGAATATCTTGGAATATCTTATGATAACAAGG